TTTTTTTTTTTTTTTTTTTTGGGGAAAAGACCCAGAAAGGCGCAAAGCGCCCTAATGTTATTTATGTACAAACATTTCTGGATCTCCACTTCTAAAATTGAGACCTACTGCCAAAAAATTCATGGCTATGGGATACACTCCCATAGCAATGACAACAAACAGTAGTCAATTATAGGAGCACACTCTTTCGAGCGACCCAAGGTTTTCTTTATCCACTTTACCCACTTACCGGTCTCCGGTAAGATTTAATATACAAAAGTGTCGAGGAATATAGCATCCTCAATGCTGGCTTTATTAATACTCCGCCTCATACAATATGGGCGGTCCTTGGTAAAGACCAAGTTGGAAATCCTCTCCAATGGCATATAAAGCATGGAAGCCAGTGGTAGGGTCGGGAATCCCGCAACGAGCAACGGTATAAAATTTAAAATCATCGTTGGTTACGTTGTTGCGTTGATCAAGGCGCTTACAAAATTTAAAACGCATTTTATCTTGATAAGGAATCTCGATTTCCAGGTTGGGGTTGGTTATGGGGTGAGCAATGTGCATACCATTAAAAGAATTACGGTACGCAGCTAAATTGTCTCTTGCGTTGGCAAAAAGACTACCAGCAACAAAAGTTCTAACTGAAGAAATATAATTTCCAAGAGTCATTTTTGATCCAATCATAACATGACCTCTCTGGATATTCCCTGTATCAACACATTTCACACGGACGGAACCCCTCCATCCTGTGTATGCCATCATAACCCATGACATTGGGTGAAAACTACACACTGCTACTGGTGAACCCACATTAACTAAGTTACCAAGTGGGTCCGGACCAGGAAATCCTGGGTACACGGGCCTATTAGTAACAGTAATTGTGCGGGTGTTAGCGGTAACATAAATATCACTATTAAATTCATGATAAACTACCCTTTTTAGCAAAGTGCGTAGCGACACGATTACCTCTCCTGAAAAAGTAGCGAGAGCCAGCTCTGTGTCAGCTGGTGGTGTGGCGAACATTACAACAGGTTTATCATCCTGAATCGTATCAACTGCCACATCTCCCATATCCGGAGTTATGGGCTCACTTCCGCTCTGCGGTGCAAAGGGGGTAAGAGCATTAATAACTAAAGATGTGGGAACAGCAAATTCAATATCGTCACCAGTGCTTACATAAACATTAATCTCAAGTTCAGTAGGCAAATCCGATGGCAAAGTTGTTTCTGCAAAAACCTCTACCCTAAGAGTTCCATTATCTTCTTGAGGCCGTGAAGTAAGAGGATCAGGGCCGCGAAGTTCAAACGGTCTAGATCTACCTACATAATTAGCACAATCCAACATTCCATATGTTGAACCCCAACCGACTTCGATAGTAAAATCTCTTTCCTCAGCAATATCTACAATATAATTATAACAAGTATTGTATCCTGGTGTGCCTTGAAAACGAATTGGGTCGTACATAATACGAAGCTTACCTCTATGATAAGCAGAAGCAACAACCTGAAACCTGAACTTAATAGTACCTCTCCACATACTAAATAATGACGCAACATAGCACATGGAAGTCAAATGGTACTCAACTGATGGTTCTGCTGTTAAAATATCATACAGCGAAGGTGTTACAGGACATTCGAGCAAACGAGTGCCTGGAACATCGGTGTACGACCATGGTACGGTGCACAAATAAGTAGATCGAGTAGTAATATCCTTAATACCCATCTCATCTGCGCCACCAAGTCCCATGACTCTAGTATCAATGGTAGTTTCTTGCTTAGAATCCAAAGTCAAACGAACTGACTGATCAGAAGCGTCAACATTCGCAAGATTACTAGTAGCTTCCTGCCTAACACGCGTAATTGGACTCAAATCAACGGGCCTACAATAACCAAACATCTGGGCTAAAGTTGATGTAGCTCCTGCTGCCATTTGGGTAGCACGCGCATAAGGTGCAATTGCTGGAGCGGTAACTAACCGACCTGCTATATTCGCAAGCAAAGAAGCAGGGCGAGAAATAATACCTCTTCCATACTCATCAGGTCCATTGGATAAAGAAGAAACATTTCCACTTTTCCTTGATTTACCAGACTGTGGTCCAATACCAGATGCATTAAGTGTGGTAGGTATGGAAAGTTTCACATTCTCTGCCCAAACAAAAGTAGAAATTGAAACATTGCCTGTTCCGCCATTAGCATGTCTCAAAGGATTCAATTGAGCAATATCAATCTCACCCATTTGAATATAATCACCTAACGGAATAGACAATGCATCATAATGCCAAAAGAAAGGCAAAACCATTTCTGCTCCTGCGGATAAACTGGGATCCAACAACACATATGGTCGCTGAGTTCGTGCAATATTATCAGTAGTAATTAACGCGCGCCTGCGCGTCATCTGATCAGCATTGTGCAACGGCAAATACGAACAAATTACACGACCATGAAAAAACCCATTTCCTGTGATTACAAACTTTACATGTAAATCACATCTCAACCTCGAAAAATTGCTAATCCTGTTAATAACACGCGAATCTGTAAAAAACTCCAACCACGGGTTAAGAGTAATTCCTAAAACAGTTGATTGCGACCAAAGTACAGTCGATATCAAAACTGGTCTTTCAAAGAAATCCTCAAGTAACAATTCACTCTCATTTCCTCCAACACGGGCAGGATCAGTATTTGATTCAACCTGATACATCATGCCCTCACCATCTTCGATTTGAGTTGTTTGAAGCCACGAATTGGGAGTACTAGAGCCTAAATTCAGCCCTTCCAACCCACTCTGTGGACAATAACAAACCGTCGAAACATCCGTTTCTGACATTTTTATAGTAAATGCTAAACATTGAATAGGAACTTCTGGCGTCCTCAGCGCTTCGTTTTGTTTGCCAAGTCTCCGAGTACTGTATAATATTCAACTCAATACATTATACACTCTGGCAGCTGTACGCTTCCTGCCTCGTCATAGAAAATACGTGCCTACCCTGCGTAATGGGCGGTAATCCTACGTATTTTCCGAATACGACTCCTTCCAGTCGTGAACATGATCTTCGTACTCCTTAAAAAGAATGGGTAGTACAATATCATGATCTTTGGCGACAGCTCTCAACTTCACAATACGGTCGTCATAAACGGCCTTACCATGAAGAAAGAACTCTCTGCTTGCCCCATCTAATACATCACATGCATGTTCCAAGCGAGAAGTACATGCACGAGTGTTATAAGTGTGCAAGGATTTGTAAATAGAATCTTCATTCAATGCACCCACAGAACACCCGAGAGCAGGATGAAAAACGTCCTTTCTCTTCAAATATTCCATAGTATCCAAATTTACAAATGGTACAATCGCAGAATCTTTCTGGGCCATAGTGTATACATAATCGTACTTACCAAGGTAAGAAGAAATGTATTCCATGTTGTAACCAAGAAGATCAGTTGTAGCAACATTGTCGTCTCCGTAGACCTGTAATGCTACATGCTTGCGAAATGGTGGAGGTGTCTTACCAGGGAATTTTTCCTTCCAATAAGTGTAATAGGCGGCTCGTAACAAAAGCGATCCGCTGGATCCATTACCCTCACCGGTACCCTTAGTACCAGACACAGTTGTGCTTCGAATTAACATCATAGTACCTTGAAAAGCGATAACAGGATTAAGCAAATCGGCTGATATGCCGTACATACGCTTAATATCTCTATCTGAATAACCACAATGTTTTGCAATCATGATCATTCCTCTCCAAGCCCTATCAGTAACATCAAGACCCAACTTTTGGTCATAATTCTTATAATCACCTGCAATAGTGTTCGAAGTAGGGAACTGCTTAAGATGATTAATCATTTGGGACCATTCTTGCGATGCACAATTTATTCCAATTGAACACTCAGTTGTTAAAGTAAGTTTTGACAACACAGCAAAAATGGGACCAAAATATTCCGTAACCAATATGGCTAAACCAAGCGGCCCGGCTTGAAATAATCTCTTCTTGTCTTTCGCAAGAGGTAGTGCTTCATCTTTCGGGCAAGTCTTAAAAATCGGATAAGCTCTTTCTGACGCATCGTAACACATCAAAAGTCTCTCTTTTTCTGCAGCAGCCTCAGGGCCCAAAACATATGGGCAATTACAATTGTAATCGTCTGGGTCTAGTGCTAAAAGAAAGTCACTTTTCGGACCTGTTGCGGGATACCCCACAGCAGCTTGCTTGTTGATCGCCCCAAACCACTTTTGACCATCAATACCAGAGACAGCTTCCATTTCAGTCAACACTCGAACGGAAGATTTAAAGCCTTTGATACTGTCAATCTTTTGCAGTATGGGTTGAACCCAGTCATCTAACGCCCAATCAAGGGCATCAGAAGGCAAGCTCATCGCAGAATTGCAATAATTTGCGACAGCCTGATTTTCGTGCTTCCAAGGGTGAATGGAAGGTGGCCCCCACTTCTGGGGAACATCCATCCACTTCGCGACACTCTCGGAAAGAACTGAATTCACGATGGTAGATTTGGCCGTGGACCTGCCAAAACAAGGTCCCAAAATGTCAATATTTCCATATTCGGCCAATTGGAACATACTTGGACATTTTCTGTGTACCTCACCTGATGCAAGGACGGGATGCCCCATAATTGTAACAGGAAAAGTACCAGACTGAACCACAAAATCAATCTTCTTCCTATGAAGCAAAGACTCAATGGTTTTCTCCAATGTACTGCGGTCAACAGATGCATAAATGCCATCTTTCGTTCCATTCTTGCCTCCAATATGCAAACCTGCAATAACCTTGCTTTTGCCTCTGGTACAATATGGACCCAAACACAAACCAGGAAAGGTTTCAGAATCTACAACTGAATAACCTCCTTTGAATGGTGTGTGGTGGGAATGAGACACCATGGGACTTGGTCTCAAATGAGCGGCACTAAAACTCACATCACCTGTTGATCCTTTGTGTAAAAGCATTGCGGGGCCAGCATATTCCCCACCTTCTGGAAAAAGGTGTAAAATATCACGTTGGTCCCCAACGGCAGGTACATAAGCAACAACAAGATCTGTTCCTTTTACAGGTTCGACGTCAACAGCATACAAATTGGTGACATATTGTCCACCAACCGTTTTTGCATCACGTCGAGTAAAACGTACCCTGTAACTTGAACGCATATTCCCTGTAATAGTATTTTGTCCCTCATACAACATGTGTTTGGGCAACAATACAATACGCGAAGTAAGACACAAAGCATTACTTGTGCTCCAATGATCTCCCTGATCAACAGCAAATGCGTTGAGCTGTCTGGCTACAAGCCCTTGCAATTCACTCTCAGAATAAGTTCTTGTACGACAATCCGCCTTAATCACTGTACGTACCACAGTTTTATACGGATTTGGTTCCTTATTCCTTTTCTCAATATCCTCTAAAGTCATAGAAGCGAGATTGCCATGAGGGGAAACTTCAATTTCTTCCAAATGTTCCTTACCAGTTTCAATCAGCTCCTTACCTAAACTGTCAAAATTTTCAGGAACAACCTCAAAAGAAGGCGTCAATTTCTTCCAAATGGACTTTGTAGAAGGAACTGTTGCTGATGCAATGGGAACCCCCTCTGGAGTTACCACTACATGTGTAGAACTGCAAACATCAGATTGTTTTGTTCCAAATGGTCTCCACACATTCAGATCGGTAAGTGATCCAGCATGAGCCATCCCTTTCAGAAAAGCTACAGCCGAATACGCCAACCCAACAATGCCAACAACAGCAACAGCCCGCGCAATATAAGTTTCCCGTATGCGCAAAGCCAAACCTTCCAAACCATCCCTACGAGCGACGATAGATCGTACACAAACCTCGTATGTTGCTTGTCGCACAATCTGATACGCTGTAAAAGGCACGGGTAAAAACAAAAGTCCAAACATGTTCTTGCGCGCAGTGTAACAAATAATACCTGTTGCACCTGTGCACAAAAAACGACTGACATTTATGATTCTTGTCGTCTTGGCTTTCACTGCCCGATCAACACAAAATCTACCAATGGGTGACACCATTAAACTCTCAGGCATATACGAAATGTAATTTTCTGCAAACTCGTTCCTTAGAGTTTTCGTATAATCCACAAGAGCATTAGATGTCATGGTTTCAAATGCAAGTGCTTCTGAAGTGACCCACGATTGTAAATTCAAAAACGTACCATTCATCCATGATCTGAATATTAAACCAGTAGTAAAACCAATAGCTCCTGCATGGGGTACACAATCAATAATAGATGGTGGTTCTACAATTGGGAAATCAGATAAAACACTTGTGCTATCCACCTCACTAATCAACTCTTCTCCCCCACCGGAAGAAAGTTCAGGCATTGTGAGGTCTTGAATGCAATCAGGGCAATCCAAAAACTGGGGATAACCATGCTTGCATTTCGGCATCTTCGCTGCAATATTACGCGTTTTTTCCATAATCGCGTTCTGATTTGCAAAGTAAACTTTCGTGAACTCAGCAGTAAATTGCAGAAAATCGACAATGTTCATATCTTTCGTAGGCTTGCCTCTGAATTCAAAAGGCTCGAATACAGTTTGATCTGCATGGGTTGGTTGTGATGGAGGCACAACAATAGCCCTACAAACAGTGATAAGCCAAATGTCAGTCAAATTGAAAGTTTCCACATCGTAACCATGAAGACGCTCGTACTCAAGAACTTTACCAGCGTCCAAACCTTGTTGGGGAAGCAAACCTTCTCTGCCCTCTTTCCTGAACATAGGATTGATTTTTAAATGAATATTAAAATCACACCTACCAAGAATTGACGACGGGCAAGCTGAAGTTTCGTAAGCATGGAGATGTTCAACATTTGTCGACATGATGTAAACTTTGGGATTTGCAGCAACTTTTCCCTTATCTTCAACAGCTGCCATATTGGCGCTATAAGGTTTGTTGTTCACCAAATTGATAATTCGTGTAGAAGGGAGAGCTTGAGCAAACTTAGGTAAAGTATTGCCCACATCATCGTCTATGATAGCTTCGGTATATCCCTTCAATGTTGAATCATACTTGTCTACATCACTCATGGTAATCTTTTTGGTATCATCTGGATCAAAACCATTCGTCATCAATATGACGGTGGCCAACAAATTGCAAAAAAGTTGTCTTACCATGAGCGGTTGGTGAAAAACCTTTACCGCAAAAGGTCTTCTCCTTGGATTACACGCAGCTTGTCTGGCGCCTATTTCCGTGTGAGCTTTGGTTAACTCAGAATAGTACCCCTCAAGAACTCGGCGCTCAAACCCGGGACCGATGCTTTTAGCAGCACCAAGCAAATCGTCTCTACATTTTTCCAACCTGGACATATATGTAGACTCTGGTACTTTGGTGACTCTAAAAAGCATCCCATTGGCGCATGATCCTGCATGAGACTTAAGCCATGCAACCTCTTGCGCTAAAGCGACACCATTGTCTGCAGTAAACAAAAGAGGATACAAAGATTGAGTTCTCATACACTCAAGACCGCCCTCGAAAAAGAAAGTAATTGTTTCAAGAACAGCATCGATGCAACTGGCAGCAGAAATTTGTTTGTCAGAAATAGACGTAGAAAATAACGTCAAATCGCCAATAGAAAATTTAAACTTACCAGGACCACACAAGCCTACTGCAACACATGCAGAAAGCAGCAACGAAATGTTACGTGCCATCTTATGGTTTCGCAATAAACGCCAATTGGAAAGGCACTCTTTAATACCTTCGCAAATCGTTTTTCCTTTCGTTTCGCAAGTATCCTCATCACCACTTTGCGGCGTGATTGGGGATAAAATAGTTTTAAAGAGTGCAATGAGTTCACCTATATCAGTTTCCTTAGGATAAAGTGCTCTCATCATGTTGTGTATGGCAGCGACTTGCACCAAAATTTGATCTTCAGTTGAAATTACAATATAAATAGTACTGATAATGACATCAATCTTATTCAATAATAAACTAGCAACTTCATTCAAACATTGGGGAAGAACAGCTTCCATACCGGAACGCATATCTTGCGTCAAAGTATCAGTAAATCCTGCCTGAGGAGAATATTTCTTTCTAAATCTGGCATTGATACTTTTCTTGACAGAATACCATTGTGACGTTTGCTCGGAGATAAATCTTGCTTCTTTAGATAAAACTGCAAAATGTTTCTTCTTCGAAAAATCTTGACGAAGAAGCTCCTTATCATCAATACAAGTATCTTGATCTTCAAATTGAACAAGAGCTTGTGAATTCTGTTTCGTAAAATATGTTTTCTTCATATGTCTTCGTTTTGTAACAAGAGTAAAACCATCATCATCTGAAGACATGTAATCCATAGAACGCTGGCAAAGCGTCGCACCTGGAATATTTGGTGCTGTAAAACTGTTGGCCGATCGTGGTGGTGAAGTTAGATCTTCCCGCAAGCGGGTCCGGAAGGTATACATGATTTGAAATAGTATACCCCCCAAACCCAAATACGAGAAAATCCAACCTCAACCTATTGTGAAAAATAGATCAAAGTTGAATTTCTCATAATCCCACCCTAGGTAGTTTCATCATTGCAAATAGCGTATCTAAACTACTATAGCTCAAAAATGTTCCTGAAAAATCCTAGAACGACATGCAAGCATGCAATCCCAGAGAATGGGCACCTGTGACGGCTGGGTTACGTCGTATTCTTCCGAAGAATCATTATACGCCGCGAGGACGAGGGTTATGCCACTTTCCCTCTCAGTTTCCTACAAAAATTACAAATTAATGTAGAGGCTTCATATGCAGGTCGGTATAACCTGCAAGGCTCCTTTTGCTAATAATAGCGGGATAAGGAGATCCCTGATAATCATGAATAGAAGTAAACTTAACTAAACACATGTTGTCAATTACAACTTGCAACCACTTTTTTAATAAAGACCTAGTGATAAAGGCCTGCACATGAAATGTGCAACACGTTCCTAACTATCGTCGTTAGACACAGATTCCTAGATACAAAGTAATTTCTAGTCTACTGTCGTTTTGATTTTTCACAAAATACAGATAGTGGTACATCAGTTTTGATTCCTGAATCAGAATGGCTAAAAATTTTACTATTTTACAAACTTATTGGTTTTGTAAATGAAAAGAGATTGGTTTAATCTCTAAACACCTACAATAAATTTGCAGAGTATGTTATTAAACAAACTCATGTAATGCTTATTGTGATAAATAAACAAATA